GCTCATCTTATAAATAGTTTCTGTAAAGTATTCCCGTTCCCAGTGTGTATAAATAGTGACAGACTCGTCGTCGTTAAACACCGTACCTTCTTCTATGTTTGACGGCGGAATGGACTCTTCAATCTTCTTGCCATAAATCGCTCTAAATTTAGCGCGTGACATACGCGTTCTAAAGCCTGCATGCAATCCGTCCGTTTTAGTGGGGGACATAGCGCCCACATCCCAATAGCAACGTGTAGGCATTTGTTCTTTCTTGATACGTATAACTTGGTTAAACGAATAATCGTTTTCGTATTCAGTATCCACGTAAAACGCGCCATAACCGCCTGCAATAGCGCATTGAAATGCAATTTGGTATACAACTTTAGCGTCACTGTTAAGGCTAATGTCTTTTACTAACGCTTCACGCACTTCTGCCACTTCTTCCGGTACGTTTTCTTCGGGAACAACTTGCAATGACGGAGTATTTTGGCGTTGTTCGCCTAACAAATGATTAATTAATGGGGCCGTTTTGTTGAATGTCAGCGGGATTTTTTTGTAAGTCTCAAATACCCTGGCTTCTTCGTCCAGCCATTGGTTGCCATACACGAATTGGGTGTACTCATTGTAATCGTTTTTGTTATCGTGCCAGTAGTTTTCCCACGTTTCCACGCAATCACGTATTTTGGTGGCCATTTCTACATTTTTTTTAGGCATACTGTCATCCAATCAAGTAATTTTGTGTAAAGTATATCAGGTAAATTTATTTCTGTGCTCTGCCGGCATGTAATTTGGCATATAATTTGTTTCACCAACATGTTGGCCATAGGCAAATGTTAAGCTCAAAGCGTCGGAAATATCGGGACTAGGCATGCCACGCTTCTTTAAATCATCTTTAGATTCTATCAACAATTGGCCGTTAGACCGATGCTTATATCCAAGTCCACATAAGTCTGTTTGTAGTTCATCGCTGTCTGGTATTTGAACGTCAACTTCACCCGTCAGCCAGTCGCGCATTTCTGACCACAGTTCCGCACGTAAGTTACCAAACCGTTCTTTATCATTTGCTGTGCGCGCGACGTTTATGCCTACTACGCAAGAATAACCCATTTCCTGCAAGCGATCGACTACACCCGCCCCTATTCCTATGCAGTCAATAAAAACACGGTGAGGGCGCTCTTTGTCGATAATAGTCTTAAGCTTGCCAGATAATTCCATGGTGTTGTAATTACGCATGACTTCAGCGTTATAAGCTAATCGCCCTTTACGCCTGATAATAACGCATCTATCATTGTCGCCTATGGCTGGGTCGACGCCAATGATTAATGATTGTGATCCAATTTCAACTTGCGCTTTACGTGCTTTTGTTACGTAATGAGAAGGGATAAATGTATCGTCAATTGGGTTTAAGAAGCTATCGTTTGCGCAACAGTTGTGGACTAATATGCCTTGTGCGTCAAATACATGTTTGTCATTATCTATTTCTAGGTCGTAAACAAGTTGCGTTCCTTTGTGATCAAAAGAAACAACTTTGTCTATAAACAATATAGGCTGAGGATTTCTTCCGCTTGTTTTTTTTACAATCCATTCGTTTGATCTTTTTATTTTTCTCTCGCTGACAAACCCAATTTCATTATAGAATTTTCTGGATTCATCACCTCGAAGATTTAATTCATTGGCCATATATTCTTGCGGGCCTTTGCCTATATTATGTTTTCTAATTCCATGTACTCTTTTGCTTGTAATTCCAAAACCAAGCAATATGACTTGCAAATCTTTAATGAATTGTTCATGTTTAGAAAACAAAGAAACTCTTGCCATTTCATATCCGGCAAATCCATCAGAATCAAAGATTCCACGCATAAATTCTTTTATTACCGACTTTGGGCTTTTCCAAATACAATCCGGGACGCACACGTTTCTCTTTGTATTTCTTCCCGATATTATTATACCAAGTTCTAAAAAAATCGGTTTTAATGCTTTGCATGACACTCGCAGTTCTATTTCGTTTGTAGAATTTTTTCTTGAATATGGAACCAATCCAAACAATTCATAAATTAAATTATGTACTTTATTTATAGATAAAGTGTCTCCAGCATTAAAAGCAATAGATAATGTTTCTCCGCCAAAACTTCCGTTACCCATAAAAAATCCTAAGAACATCCCCCATAATTCATCAATAATGATTGTTGATTTTACGGTAGGCATTGGATTCCATGATATGGAAATATAATTCTCTGAAAAATTTGGTTTTGTTAAAATTACATTATGCCCAATAGAATTTATGGCTTCAATAAATCCTGTTTCTGTAGCCAATCTGTGATCAAGCGTGCATTCTAATGTATAGCCTAAGTGTGTTTTTATTTGTATTGTTTGTTTTTCGCCAGAACACCACGAATTTATTACATTACCTGTATTTGTTTTGTCATTAACGCATACTTCTTGAATTGGAATCAATCCACGTGAAGTTCCGACTCTCTGAGACCCTACTATGCACGGAAACTCTTGGTTGAATAATCGAACACCAACGTCATGGTCATTGCTAAATTGTCCAATTTTAAATCTGCGCCAATAAATGTGTTCTAATGTCATTCCGTCATCTGCGTACAAAGACATTAGTTTTTTTTCTTCTTCACTTAACAATATTTCGTCGTGTGATTGACTGTGGAATGCTCGATACTCTGGTTGCCAATACCACGGCACGAATATTGCCTGAAAATCAGATTTGCCTTGTTCTGCCGCGACCCAAACGCTATGAAAATAGTTGCCAATGCCGTTAGCAGTAGATTCTAAAATTACTTCAGTTCCATCTTGATCGCCTACAGCTTGCATTAAGCCTTGAGCGTGTTCGGCAGCGTTAGGTTGAAATGCAACCTCTGATGAATGAAGAAGCTGAACCGTCTGGCTTCGTCCGGTTCCCTTGGCTCCCGCAGTACCAATGGCATATCCGCTATCGATAGACTCAAACTTTAATTCTTTCTGGCTATCACGGTTAGCTCTAGGTATTAACCCTGGAGGCAGGTTTTCATAGTATCTACGCGTCATATCAAACAAGTTTTTTGTTGCAGCAGATTCGTGCGTCAAAATAAATGTCTTAATACCGCGATTAGTAATCGTCTTGTGAAAATATCGCGCCTGCACGTAAGTAGACACGCCTTGTTGGCGACCTTTTAGGCATATTGCTCTAACTTTGCCTGTTTCTTTAAGCTGCGCTTCTAGTCTATTGTGAATATATAGTTGAGCACGATTAAGCTGAAACGGCATAACCGCACCATTCTTAGTGCGTATCTTGAAGAAATTCTCGGCAAAGTATTGGAAGTCACGCAGACGAAGCAAGCTTTCTTCGAGCATGAGTTGTCTGCCGTCAGTTGTCAGCATACAAATATTTATCTAAATTCATTGTTCCGCTCATAACAACATGGCCATTTACGCTGTCGTATAATTCGTAAAATCCATCGGTAGTTGTTCTTGTAGCCAATCTTTTTTTTAAATCTATATTTGACATGTATGTAAAAAAGTCAAAATTTATTGGGCCAGTTTTTAATATTTTAAGGTTATCCATTATTTTGATTCGCCTGCAATTTACGTAGGAATATAATCTTCTGTTCTTCGACTAAATCACGTAACGTGTCATTAGTAAGATGCTGTACTGGGCCTTCATACTGCATAGCCTCAAGCATCATAATAAGATGTGCGCGAAGATGTTTTTCTACTTGTGATTTAGTGGGAGCTGTATAGTTGTCTTTAGGACCAACTTTAATAATTTCACGCGGTTTCTTGCTCATGACAATACTTTGTTCGCTAGCACATGCTCTAAGCTTTGTATGCGTTTGTAACATTCTTCAACGTGATGTGTAAGCTGCCTAAACTGGTCTTGTAGCGTGATATGCGAATGCATAATCTCTATCATCTTCTCTTCATCCGCTGTTAATACTTTTACTACATCGTCCGTTTTAATCATTTATTCTTATCCGCTAACATGTTTAATAACATTTCTACAGCTGTGTTGTTCTCTGGCTTTTTTTCTTCGCTATACGTTTCTCTAAAACGATTACGCATAATAAACTGCCACGTGCTTCCGGCAAATTTATCAAGGCATCCAGTTACGCCATCTTTTCCAATTCCTTCCCAATGCCGTTGTGACTCTCTTTCGCCTCGTTTAGCAACTCTGCTAAAAGGATGGCTAGGGTCATTGCGCCATTGGTAATAAGTTTCTCGAGATATGTCTAATTCGCAACAAACTGCAGTAATGCTTTCGCCCTCAGCAAAAACAGCCTGAGCCCTTTCAATCATCCAGGGCTCAAACTTTTCTTGGTCCAAATACTGCTGTGTTTTTTGTTTGATTTCATTCATTGTCAGGTCTGCTTATAGCCCACTTCCGCCCATTTCCTGCTTGTTACTACGAGCCCCTTCCATCTTAGCATTGGGATATTTGGCCTGAGTATCCGCTTTAGCATTCCACGACGGATATTTGCTCATTTTATTCATTTCTGCTACAACATTTTTGTACTCACTTGGCATGCAATATGATTCATGCTCAACGCCATGTTCCATGTATTCTGGTCTACTGTCTCTAGCCATTTTATTCTCCGATTGATCAATCATTTAATATCATGCTTAAGCTTAAGCTCGCTTATTATAGTATCCACTTTAGCCAAATATTGCCAGAGCGACTTAAAATCCAATACGTCACCTGTGTATAACTCCATTTTTATCCCCAATTTCTGTAGATAAGTCTGTGCATTGATTTTGATAGGCCAAGTATAGCAATGAGTTTGTCTGTTAGCAAAAAATAAGATCATATTGATTGTTGACTATATGCCCAATAGTTGGCATAATACATTTATATTAACAAGCATAACTATCTAAAATGATTTTTTTAGGTTTTGCGGCGGCAATAATAAT